GCCTGATTCGATCCTGGACATCCTGCTCGATTCCGGTTACGTCAAGAAGTAGGAGTGTGGTGCGGTCGTGACTTACGCGAACGTTTCTGATGTTGAGGTTCGTTACGGCCGCACCCTCACCCCAACCGAGGCGGCGCAGGTTTCGGCGTGGATTGATGACCTTGAGGCTGAGATTATGGAGCGGATCCCGGCGATTGAGGTTCTGATCCTTGCAGGCCGGCCTACTGTTCCGACGCTGATCCGTGTGATTTGTCAGGCGATCATCCGGAAGCTTGATAACCCGAAGGGGCTCAAGTCGCGGACGGTCGCCATTGATGATTACTCGACTACGGAGCAGCCGTGGATTCAGGGAACGCCTGGTGGTGGCCCTGAGTTGTCGGATGAGGAATGGTCGAAGCTGTTGCCGGGTTCGTCTGGTGATGCGTTCACGATCACGCCTTATGGTGCGCCGTGAGCGCGGCTGATGCGGTCCTTGCTGGCCGCGTTATGGCCGAGTCGCTGATGTTGGACCAATGCACGATCACGCGCCCTGGTGAGGTGGTGACGGACCCGGAGACGGGTGACGTTACGAATACTTCCACGGAGGTTTACGCGGGTAAGTGCAAAGTGCAGTCGAAGGATTCGGCTACGGCTACTCCGGAGGCTGGTGAGCATCAGTTCACGGTGGTTTCCCGGCAGGTTCATATCCCGGCTAATGCTGCGGATGTGCGGGACGGTGACGTGGTGACGTTGACGGCTTCGGCGTTGAATGCGTTCACGGTTGGGAAGCAGTACAGGGTGGCCGGGTTTACGCCTGACACGTTTGATACTGCTTTCCGCCTCCCGGTGAAGGAGGTCCTGTGAGTGCTGATACGTCGGATTTGGATGCGCTTGCTAGGGATTTCCTGAAGATCCCCGGCGAGATGGTCCCGAAGATCAAGGGCGTTGTTGCTAAGTCTGCGCTGAACACTAAGAAGATCATGCAGGCGGATGCTAAAAGGTCCCGACACTTTGGCCAGTTGGCGCGGACGATCAGTTACGACATCAAAGAGCATTCGTTTGCTGGTGACGGTGTGATTGAGGCGGAGATTGGGCCGGCTGGCGGTGGGGCTGCGTCCCTTGCTGGCTTGGCTTACTTCGGTAGCTCGAAGCCTGGTGGTGGGACTGTCCGTAACCCTGAAGCCGCGATGCTCGAAGAGGCCCCGAACTTCTATGAGTTCACATTCCGGGCGACGGAGGGGCTGCTGTGATCAAGGAACATTACGACGCGGTGAAGGCTCTCCTGCCGTCTACGGTGCGGGTTTACATGTGGAACGTCCCGACCGCCCCCACTTACCCCTATGTGGTGTTGTGGGGCGACCTTGGCGAGGAGTCGTCTGGTGGTCCCGACGGTGACACGTTGGGTGACGTTCCGGATGTCCTGTCACTGCGGATCCGGGCAACCTATGTGGGCCTGAATGGTGATTCCCTGCTGATCACGGCGAGGAACGCCCGTGCTGCGTTGTCTCGCAAGATCCCCGCGGTCCCCGGCTGGCGAACCAACCCGCTCCGTCAGGCGGTCCTCATGGACGCGCAAACGGACACGGACGTGACGCTGACTGGCGGCGGCAACCCGGTGTTCGCCGTTGATGAGTTCGCGCTCGTCTCTCACAAGATCTAACCAACTTCTAGCCTTGGAGGCTGTCATGGCATTTGTTGATGTCAAAAACAAGAACGGTGAGGTTCAGACCGTTCCTGAGCATTACCTCGACGTGTTCCCCGATGAGTTCAAAGCGGTTGCCCCGGCGCCGAAATCCACCCCGGCTAAGGCCGACACCAAGAAGGAGTCCTAACTATGGGCGCTCGCGTACTTGCTGACGGCAAGACTAAGTTCACTGTCCTGACTACGAAGCCGGCTAACCCTGCCGCGCCTACGCTCACTGAGCTGAATGCTGGGCTTCAGTTGTCGGATAGTGTTCTGACTTCTGACTTCACTTTCGGTGCGGTCGATTCGGACAAGGTGGCTGAGAAGGCGCTCGGGTCTTCGGGTAACTCCAACGCTATCGGCGCGTCCAACTACCAGGCCGCTTTCACGATCTGGCGGAAGTTCGCAACAGCCGGCGGGTTCGACGCTACCGAGGAACTGGCGTGGGCTGCACTGAAGGTCAAGGGCACGACTGTATGGGCTTATGCCCGGCAGATGGACAAGGACGCTTCCGCGGCTTGGGCTGCGTCCGATGAAATCTACCTCGGCGCCGAGCTGACCACGGACACCCCGCAGCGCACGGACGGGACCGGATTTATTAAGTACCGAATCCCGACTGAGGTTCAGAAGGGTTACCCCTTCATCACGGTTGCGGCTGGCCCGTAGTGATACCGGTTGGCGGCGCGTGATTAGGCTCCGCGCCGCCAACCCCACCACCACACGAGCCTAAACCCTAGAAATGGAGCCTAACCATTGAGTACCCCCCAGGATTTTGATGTTGATGCTTGGCTTGATGACGCCGAGCGCCCTGCCCGTTCCGTGACGGTTTACCAGAAGTCTGGTCTGATCGCTGACCTCGATGCGCTTCAGGTGCAGATTGAGAATGAGGACGGCGAAGAAGTGGACGGCCCAAGTATGGGTGGTGGCAGCCTGCGTGCGCGGTATGCGGAACTGGCCCGCAAGTTCCACGAATCGGCGCTGACGATCCGCATTGAGGGCCGCGGGGAGCAGGAGCGGGTGAGGATCGCGGGCGCTATTGAGGATCCTGCCATGCGGGGCGCGGCTGTCCTGGCTGATGCGATCCAGTATCCGAAGTTCACCCCGGCGCAGGTTGAGAAGTTGGCCGCTAAGATCGGTGACGCACAGTTTCAACTCATCGTTGACCGTTTCAACGAGGCGTCCGAAGAGGTCCCTTCTGTGAGCGCCGATTTTTTGCCGAAGCACTCTACACCGGGCGATGGTGGAGAGTAGTCGCCGCACTCAAAACGGCTGAGCGTTTCCAGCGGCCACCGTCCTCCTACTTGGGCTCGCTGCCTGAGTGGAAGGACCGGCTGCTGGAGTTCGCTTATACGCTCTATGTTGAGGGCTTATGTGAGTGTGGCCGGCCTAAGTTTGAGTGCCGGAATGAGGCTAACGCGGGCCTGTACGAGGTTGCTGACGCTACCTGTTACGCTGCGGCCGCGGTTGAGGAACACACGGGCCAAGAGAAGTTCAAGCCTGAGCCTGGGCAGCGTTTCTATGCGGTGGAAATTGACGAGGAATTAGTCACCCGCAGGACGTTCGCGCCATTTGCCGATGCCGATAAGCGCGGTGATGAATCCGGCGAAGGCGACTAGTGAAGCGAAGCCGACCATCCCGCCGGGCTTGTCCTGCCCAACGCTGAACGCAAGCGCGATCACCACGCCGAAGACGAGCATCGCTAGTCCGGTTTTCATTGCCATTGCCCCGCGCCGCTTGTGCGCGCCCCCCTGAGTAGTCATGCCCGCGAGTTTACCGCAGGGATTCAAAACCGAATAGTGGAGGTGTCCTGTGGCTGAACGTCGCGTGTCGGTCAAGTTCTCGGCTGAGATTAGCAACTTCAAGCAGGCGATGGCTGATGCTGCGCAGGCTACGGCGAAGGCTAAGAAGGCGTCGGATGATGCTGGCAAGGCGGCTGACCAGTCCGCTGAGGAAATCAAGAAGCAGGGATTAGCGCATCAGGAGGCGGCTAAGGCTGCCGGGCTTCAGTATGACAATACAGGCCAGCTTGTCACGATGAATGGCAAGGCGGTGTCGTCTCAGCAGGCGGCGGCGCTTGGGTTGCAGACGTTCTCGAAGGAAGCTTACCTGGCTGGGCGTGCTGCGGTGGATGCTGGTGATGCGTCCGAGGCTGCGGCGGCTAAGGCTGCTGAGGCTGAGAAGAGGGCCGCGGAAGCTGCTGAGAAGCGGCGCGAGGCTCTGGAACGTGTGGGCGCTATTGCGCTCACGGTCGGTGCTGCCACGCTCGCGGGCGTTGGTTTGGCGGTCAAGGCTTACGCTGACTTTGACAAGCAGATGTCGGTTGTTGATTCGGCAACTCATGAGACTACCGAGAACATGGCGAAGCTGCGTCAGGCTGCTATTGACGCGGGCGCTGACACGGCATTCTCTGCTGTTGAGGCCGGCAAGGGTATTGAGGAGCTGGCTAAGGCTGGCGTCTCTACCAAGGATATTCTTGGTGGCGGCCTTACTGGTGCGCTGTCCCTCGCTGCGGCTGGTTCGCTGGATGTTGGGAAGGCCGCGGAAATCGCGGCTTCGGCCCTGGTCCAGTTCAAGCTGTCGGGCGATAAGGTCCCGCACGTTGCTGACCTGCTGGCGGCTGGTGCTGGTAAGGCTCAGGGGTCTGTAGAAGACCTTGGCATGGCGCTCAATCAGTCTGGGCTTATTGCAGCTTCTACCGGGCTGACGATTGAGGAAACCACGGGCGGTCTGGCTGCTTTTGCTTCCGCTGGGCTTGTTGGTTCTGACGCCGGCACGTCGTTCAAGACGATGCTCATGTCCTTGAACCCGAACTCCAAAGAAGCCGCGCAGCTGATGGAGCAGCTTGGCCTGAAGGCTTACGACCAGCAGGGCAAGTTCATTGGCCTGTCTGAGTATGCGGGCGTTCTCCAGGACAAGCTGAAGGGCTTGTCTGATGAGCAGCGTAACGCTGCCCTGAAGACGATCTTCGGCTCTGATGCTGTGCGTGCCGCGAATATCCTGTATGAGCAGGGCGCGGACGGTATTAACAAGTGGGAAGCTGCGGTCAACGATGCGGGCTTCGCGGCTGATACTGCGGCCCGGATGCAAAACAACCTTGCGGGTGATCTGGAGAAGCTGGGAGGTTCGTTTGATACGGTCCTGATCCAGTCCGGCTCTGGCGCTAATGAGGTTCTGCGGGGCCTAGTGCAGGGGCTTGAGGGCCTGGTTGATGCGGTTGGCAAGGTTCCTGCCCCGGTCCTTGGTGTGGGCACGGCACTTGCTGCGCTGGTTGGTGGCGCTGCTCTTGTCGTGGGCGGCTTGATAACGGTTATCCCGAAGATCAATGACACGCGGAAGGCTCTTGATGAGCTTGCCCCGGCTGGCGGTAAGGCGCGTTCGGCGCTGGATAAGGTTGGCAAGGCCGCTGAGGGTATCGGCGCGTTTGCTACTGCTGGCCTACTTCTCGGCAAGCTTGCTGAAGCCGATTACATGTCCAAGATTGATACGGGCATGGGGCGCATCGCTAAGGCTCTTGCCGAGATTTCCACTAACGGGCCGGGCGCGAAGACCGCCCTTGATGACATTTTCAAGGACCGTGATGGCGGCGACCTGATCAACACTGTGACTGATCTTGAGTCTGCTATCAAGCGCACGTTCAACCGCGATGCGGGCCAGCAGTTCAACGACTGGGGCGAGTCCGTTGTCAACGGCATGACCGGCATCAAGGGTTCCTCCCAGATCCTTGGTGAGTCGTTCGAGCGCTTGGATAAGGGCCTGGCTGAGCTTGTTTCCGGTGGCAAGTCGGAAGATGCTGCAAAGTCGTTTGAGAAGATCAAGATGGCCGCTGACAAGCAGGGCGTTTCGGTCGATGAGCTGAAGAAGAAGTTCCCGCAGTATGCCGACGCGCTCAACCAGGCCGAGGCTGCATCAAAGACAGCGGCCGCTGAGACCGACAAGGCGAAGGGCTCCATCGAGGGGCTTGGTGGGGCGTCTGCCACATCGGCGCCGCTGACGGAGGAAGTCTCTAAGGCCCTTGAGGACATCGGCCTTATGGCTGATGGGTCGGTTGCGAACCTTGACAAGTTCACTGCGGCGCTGGTGAACGCTGGCCTGTTGACGCTTTCCAGTCGTGACGCTACGGCAAAGTTTGAGGAAGGTCTTGACGCGCTCGACGGTAAGATCCGGGACATTATGGCCACGGAGCAGGCGCATGGCGGTGTTCTCAACCAGAACCGCACTGACCTTGACCTAACTTCCGAGGCTGGCCGCGCTGCTAACGATGTGCTGAATGACATGACCCAACGTGGCATCTCCGCTGCTGAGGCGATGGCTAAAAATGGCGAGTCTCAGGAGGCCGTTCAGGGGCAGTTGGTCAAAACCTATGATGCAGCGGTGAAGACCTTTGAGGGCTTCGGGCTGAGTGAGGAAGCGGCTAACGCGTTGACCAGGGAGATTCTGCATATCCCGCCGGGCGTTGATGTGAAGTCGTGGATGTCCGACGAGGCTAAGCGGATGGCGCAGGCTACTACGGGCGAACTGGACAAGATCGACGGTAGGACTGTCCGGACGTACACGATCAATGAGATAAAGACGATCAGCATTGAGCAGCGGGCTACGCTGCCTGATCTGAACGGGGACGCTTCGGGTTCGGGGCGTCCTGGTCTGGCTCGCGGCGGTCGAGTTCGTGATGCGATTCCCGGTGCGGCGGGTGGCAAGGTTCCGGGGCGTGCGCCTACCAACCTTGCGATGGACAACATTCTGGCGACGGTAAACGGTAAGCCTTTAGCCGTCCAGTCTGAAGAGTGGATCATCAACGGGCGCAGTTCGAAGAAGTATGACCGCGAGCTGGCTGCTATCAATGCGGGCACGTTTCCCAAGATGCCGGGGTATGCGTCAGGCGGCGGGATGGGCCGCGAGTATTCGGCGCAGGCGCTCGGCTACGCGCCCTACAGTGCGGCACCGGCAACTGGCGGCGCTGGTCCGACGTTCGGTGACGTGGTTATCACGCAGCAATCGGATCCCGTTGCTACTTGGCATGAGTTCGCCCGGCGTGCGCACAACCTTTCCGTCTAGTAGAAGGAGGCTGGGATGCCTTACCCAAGCCCTGTAACGTATCCCAGCCCTTCCACATATCCCGGCTTCTCGGATGGTTCGAGTGGTCGGCAGGTTGCGCTGAACTCTGATTTCATCCTTGGGCAGACGGATAGTTTCGGTGTGCGCTGGTCCCTGACGACGCTTGAGGGTTGGGATGGTTCGCCGTCCCCTACTTTGGATTTGACGCAGCGTGCGCGTGGTCATGGCGCTACTGAGTCTGAATCGTATTTGACGCCGCGTTATTTGTCGATGGGCGGGCTAATCCACGGCGCGGACATGGCGGCGTTGGAGGCTGCGTTTGACCGTTTGAACGCGGCTGTTTCGTTGCAGCCGTTCGACATCATTGTTTTGGAGTCGGGCAGGTTGCGGACTGCCACGGTGCGGCGCAAGGGTGAGGTTATCCCTAAGTGGCATTCGGACAAGCTCGCTGAGTATTCGATCCTGGTTTCCGCGAAGGATCCGCGTAAGTTCGGTGACCTGATCACGGCTAGCACGCGCCTGCCGTTCAGTGAGGGTGGCCTTATCCGCCCGTCCACGTGGCCGCGTACTTGGACGGGAGTGTCTGGTACGGGCAAGGTGACGATCAATAACCCTGGGAACACGCAAGCCCCGGCGTGGTTGCGGATTGATGGTCCGTTACCGGCTGGTGGGTGGACGGTGACGCATCAGGGTAAGCAGGCGTCACTAACGTTCGCTACGGCCCTTGCGCTTGGTTCGGGCGAGTTTGTGACGGTGGACATGGACCGGCGCGAGGTTTTGGCGCAGGGTCAGGCGCCGCGTTCTGGTTACGTCACTTCCCGCGGCTGGTTCTCCCTCGACCCCGGAGACAACGTTATTGCGTTCTCAGCCCAGAACTATTCCTCTACCGCTTCCCTGACTGTGACTACAAAGCCCGCGTGGGCGTAGGAGAACAAAGATGACGATTACTCTTCTTGCCCCTGATGGTGTTGCGGTTACAGCTCAGCAGGAGCGGCAGGCTCGTGCGGCGGTTCACGGTGGCGGTAGTGGCCGGCAGTTGGGGGCGCGTTCAGGGTTCCGTGTTGGTACTCCCAGCAATGTCCTGACGGCGACTTCTACAACGTGGACGCTTGGCCCGTGCGCTGCGGTGATTGATCCGGGCGCGTCACTGCATCAGGGCGGTTATGGCTGGTCCAGTGACGCGAACGTGACTGGGACTGTGACGGCGGCTGATGCTACCTATGCGCGTAAGGACATCGTTTACATTCAGGTGAACGACTCGAGCGCTGGTGACGGTTCGGGCGCGATTTCTGCCCCGGTCCAGTATCTTGCGGGCACTGCGTCGGCGTCACCGGTTGCCCCGTCATTGCCGGCGCGTTCGTTCCTGGTTGGTACGATCACGGTTCCTGCCGCTGGTGGCGGTTCCCCGACTGTGGTCCGTAACCCGGCAGAGTACGTCGCTGCGGGTGCGCCTCAACCGGTGTACTCACTGGCTGAGCGTGACGCACTGACGGTGTATGACGGGCTCACGGTGCGGCGTATGGACCTTACCGGGGACCCGTTGCAGTGGTGGTCGGTGACGGCGAACAAGTGGCTTAGCGGCAACGTGGGCATCCCTTACGTGCCGATCTGGACGGGCATTACAGACTTCGGTACGGGCGGTTCACTCACGGGCACGTACTGGGTTGAGGGCGACCGGATCCGGGTGCGGTCCAAGGCAATGTTTGGTGCGGGTGCTGTCCTGGGTAACAGTGTCGTGAAGTGCCCGTTGCCGCCGGGGTTCCCGATCACTGGCAGCGAGAACTTCCATCTCGGCAACGGCACATACACCCCGGCCAGTGGCATCGGCATTCAGCCGTTGCTGGTGTTTCAAAACTCGGGGTCCGCTTCGGTGTGGATCGCGTCGGCGCCTGTGAAGACTCCGGGTGACGTGCCTGTGTCGGTGGCGTCTGGAAGCTTCTTTGAGATTGAGTTCAGTTACCAGACGAGCGGCAGCATCTAAAGCGTGCGGCGACGGGGATTGCAGCCCCGTCGCCGCACTACCCGACACGCACGAGCCTAAATAGGAGGCCCGCCCGCATGGGTGAAATACACAATACCCCGGAAGGGGATGCGCAGATGCGTGATATAAGCGCCCGAAG